AGAGGAAGCCTTTAAGGGCATGGAGAGGCGTGGTGCTGCTTTCTTGGCCGCATTGATTAACCAGACAGACTATATGGATGAACTTCGTGGACAGATGGCTGGTAGTACGGCGGCCGCAAAAGCAAACGATGTCCAAATGCAGTCCTTGTCTTTTCAGTGGAAGAACTTTCAGAGCATTTTGGGAACAGCTGCGGCCAACGGATTAGAGCCAGTTACTAAATCATTATCAAGCCTTTTATCTGTCATCAATAGTATCTTACAAACCCAGTCAGGCAGTCTTGTAGCTCAAGTATTATTTGGTACGGGAACGGCAATAGCTGGTCTTAAGACAGCTGGATACATGCTTTCTACACTTACTGACATTATAAAAAAGGCAAAAGAATTAGGTTTACTAGCAGCTACATTTGGTAAAGTTGGTTGGGTAGGTGTATTCCTTGCTGTTGCTGATATTGTTTATACGTTAAGTAAGAGATATAACTGGTTTACGTCCGAATTAGAGAAAGCAACGGCCGCTTTTGAAGAGCAGACAGGTAAGGTAGAAGAAGCCAAAACCAGTCTAAGTGAAGCTCAGTCTATGCTGGATAAGCTCTACTCTAATCAAGAAAAGCTTAACACTGAGTCCGAACGTAATATTTTTGCTCGGGAGATTATCTCGAGATTCCCAGAAGCTAATAACCTCTTGGACATTACTTCAGCTAGTCTTGGGGACATAGAAAAGGCCCTCAAGGAACTGAATAATATTAAAATGGATAAGCTTATTGACCAGCTCCAAACCTCGGCAACTACAGCCCAAGAAGTTCTCTCTTTAACCGAGAGTAAACCATCAAAACTCAAGAATTGGCTAGGTCAAGTAACTGGAGAACAAGAAGACTTAGATAAACGAAGACGAGAAGCTGTAGCTAAAGTATTTGGCAACGATACCTTAGCTAATATGATGCCAAACCTTAAAGCCCTTCGTGAACAATCAGACAGTACTCGTGGGGGGACACTATCACCTCTTAAGTCACGCTTTTATAATCCGCAAGATATAAGTAATCAATTAGTAAATCTAGGTGACTTTATAAGAAATATAGCCGGAAATAAGGATGTTAGAGACAGCTTTAGGACAGCTATTCAAAATCGTGCTAAACAAGCTGTGCCAACTGACACAGACGTAGTAAACTTTGGTGACTTTGTAAGAAATATATTTGGAAACAAAAATATTCGTGACAAAGCAGAATCGGCTATTAAAAATGTCTTTAGTGATCAGTCTATATTAGATCAATACGGCGATCAGATGCAAGACTTCTATAAAGCTTTTGAAGACTATGTCAGTGACGGTCTAAGTCTTAAACAAACAGCTGATCGTTTGAAATCCATAAAGACAGAACTTGTAGGCATAACTGACGAAAGCGATCCGCTGCTTGATGTTTTGGATAAGATGATTGCAAAGTATCAGGCATTAGATGAATTAAATACAGCTGAAACAGGAAAAGCAATCAAAGAGGGTTTCTCAGACGTAATTGATGACCTTGAGAACCAAATGAAGTCAGCCGCAAGCTCTACAAAAGAATTGGCTGGGGAGATTAAGACTGCATCGGCTGAGGGAATGACGGCCAAAGAGGTTCAGGAAAAGTATAATCAGGCTGTACTGGACACCGAAAGAGTAACGGAAGAACTCCAGCAGAAACTGACAGCAGCTAAACAGGCAAAAGACAGGACATCATTTGCAGCAGCCCTTGGAGCAGACCCAGAGCAGATTTCTAAGATATTTGATGACATTCAGAAAGTAAACGGAGACATTACTGACGAACAGATTATCAAGATGTTCAGCAGTAGCCTCTCTGATCAAACCAATTCCCTTATGACCAATGTTGACGAAAATGCAAATATGCTGGCTAAGGTAATCGTGGCAGCTGTTGAGGGATCTGATGTTGTTATTGGTAAAGCCGCTGTTAAGGCTGCCAAAGCTGCAATGTCTGAGAAAAACATCACACAAGATGAGTTCGTAAAGCAAGCCCAGAAGTATATAGGGGTTTCGTTAGCAGCTAGTGGTTACCAAGAAAAGCATAGAACTACAGACATTTCAAGGCTAACCTCTAAAGAAGTAGCTGGATACTGGTTAAATAAAGACAACTCCGAAATGTCTACGAGCCAGATGCTTACGCAACTTGACTACACAAAAGAAGAAATGGCTGACCTTATTCCGATTCTTGCTGACGTTCGTAAAGCGTCTGTGTCTTATAATCAGGTACTGGATAAACAAGCCTCCACAATGGCTAAAAATGCTACCCGTTTAGATAAGATAATGCTTAAGACAGACTGGTTCTTCTACAAGATAGACGCTGAACTGAGTAAAGCAAAGTCTGAGTACAATGATGCTGTATTCGCTAACAATGCCCAAAGCAGAAAGACAGAGGGTTACATCGCTGCAGCCGAACGTTCTGGAATGGATACAACTGGATTGTCTGCTACATTGGCAGCTCAACAGGAACAAGCTAATCGTGACCTAGTAAATATACAGGCTGCTTATGCTGCTAAATTACAAGAACAACTGGACAAACTAACGAACAGTGACCTCTTTAAGAATGCTCAGAAAAACTATGAAGACGCCGAAGCTGCTTACAAGAATGCCGACCAGAATAACGTAACCCAATTAGCATCACTGAAACAAAAGTATGATGCTGCTGCGAACACCTGGAAGAAAATGGAATCCAAGCAAACCGATATTAAGAGCAAGCTGGACGACATTAACGAGAACATAGAAAAGAGTAACGCTGAACAGGAATATCTTGAGAAGTACCGGAAATATACCACCTCAGAGAAGATTACTGAGGGGGCAAGTGGAGCTCTCAATGCTTGGCAGGTAAATAACAGAAAATATACCAGTGAAACTTGGTTGACCAGTTTAAGCTCAGAGATGACCACGTCTGCATTAGAGACGGCTACCGATCAGGCACAGACGCTCTTTAAGACTATTCTGGATGGTACGGATTCGGCTTCCAACGCATTCAAGTCATTCGGACGGGCGGTGATTGAAGCTATGAGAGACATCGCCGTCAAGTATGCAGCCAACGCAGCTATGCAAGCACTCTTCGGAGGGGCAAGCGATAGTACACAGTCGGATTCTAGCAGTGGTCTGGTACAAGCTGGTTGGACTGCACTTAAGACTTGGGCAATGTCAGCTCAAGGTGGTGTAGTAGTTGGCCCAGAAAAGAACAGAGACTCAGTGCTGACCAAGTTAATGCCTGGCGAATATGTGCTCAAGAAGTCAGCTGTTGACGCAATCGGACAAGACTACCTTGACCAGTTGAATACAAACACTGGCAGCACGATTTCCTCTTCTACCAGTGATCTTGAGGCAGCCAGAGGGAACACAGAGAATGGCGGAAATACAGGCGTTGGCGGAACAGTAAACGTTTATGTAGTCAGCCAGCAAGAACAACAGGCAATGACCCCGAATGATGTAATTGTAACGATCACTCAGGATATGATCAAAGGCGGACAGACCAAGAAACTGGTTAAACAGATTTCAATGGGAGCAATTTAGGAGGCAACAATGGCAACAGATACAATGGACAATTTTGATAACTTCATGATGCACACAGTGAAAGTAGACTACCAAGCAACTGGGTTCACTGTTTCTTTTGGAGGTGGTTATTCATTCGATGCTGGTGAGGACTATCCACCACTTAAACAATTCACCTTGACATTTAAGGGCTATAAGTATTATCTTAAGACTGTAAATGGTGTAGAAGTTGTAGACACCGAAACGAATGCAGACAAAAATAATATGGGTGCACTTGAAGCCTTTTATTTGAGCCACCTGAACTACAAGACTTTCATCTATAACTCTCCTATTTATGGGGCGACCTATGTACGATTTAGTTCTCCCTTGCAAATACCTGAGGGAATCGAATCGGGACATGGCGTTCTGAGTGAGTTTAATGTTGTTCTCAAGGAAGTATTTGCATAATGACAATGGCGATTCCTGACAGTCACAAAGAAGAGAACCTGAAGCTAACGGCTGATGCTTACGTTGACCTGTTTCATATTCAACTACGTTCTGGTTCTAATTTCTATATAAAGAACGGTGATCCTATTTCTTGGGGTGGTAATGACTGGGAATCGTTACCTATTTCTCTTTCCGGCTATGAGGTCTCTTCTGACGAGCAAGTATCCCGTCCGAAGTTACAGATAGTGAACCCTGACGGTGTGTTCTCTAAGGTTATTCTTGATGGCGAAATGGATAAAGCCTACATTTACCGTTATCGTGTGCTGAGAAGAGACTTGGAAGCGGATCGTCCTGTTTACCAAATGTTAATGTGGCTTATCTGGTATCCGACACTTATTAACAAGCACTATGTAGAGTTCGAGCTAAGAAACCCAATGGACGGTAACAATTTCTACGTTCCAGCAAGACAATACCTACCACCAGACTTCCCGACAGTAACATTCAAATAGGAGGGATTATGCCAGTTATTGATTTACCTAGCAGAGATACATTTAGACAGTATGTGGGAATCGACTTTGTCCATGGAGACACAGACTGCTACGGGCTGGTTCGGAGAGTTTATTCAGAAGTGTTTGGGATTACTCTTACCAATTATGCACGCCCTGACTTCTGGTGGGATCATCCAGAAGAGTTTAACCTTTATATGGATAACGTAGAGAATGAGGGGTTTAGGCAAGTTCCGTCCGATTTAATGAGAACGTGGGAAGTGGGTGACCTGATCTTTATGGCAATCCAGTCAAGCGTTCCCTGTCATGCTGCTATTTATATTGGGAACGGGGAAATTTTACATCACTTCTATGGTCGTAAATCTGCTATTGACACTTACTGCAAACTGTGGAAAAATACGACTACAGGAGTATTTAGGCATAAGGACCTAAAGATAAACAAACCTACGGTGAGAATGGATTTAAGTCAAGATGAAAGAATCAGAGCTTTTATACTATTACAGCAAGAAAGGTCCAGAAAGGGGCGGACTGATAACGACCTCGGGAATAGTTGAGTGTCCGAACGTCTGTGAAGATCCAACTGCTGGATACGAGATGTCCTTTGATGATATGGATAAACTTGACTTACCGGAAACAATCGGAACATTTCATACACACCCAGGAGCTAATGCAAACCTGAGCCACGAGGACTACGAATCTTTTATGGGCTACCCGAGACTGGTTCATTATATAGTTGGTGATAACGGTGTGCATAAGTTTCGGATAATGGACGGTACGCTGATCAACGAATCTTAACGGGGGAGACATTGAGAGTTAAGGTAATGCTACATGGTTTTATAAAGGAGAAGTTGGGGAGAGACTACATCGAAACCAATGCTAAGACTGCCTTTGAAGCTGTGTCTGCTATCGGAAACGGCTACAGGAAAGAGTTAAAAGCTCCACTTGATATTGGTCGGTGGAAAGTACGGGTGAGAGATTATGAAACCAAAGAAAAACTTATGGGACTAATCCGACATAACGTGATTCACCTTTACCCTGACTTTAGGACGGCGAAATCTGCTTGGGTAACTGTTGCAATCGGAGTGGTTTGTGTCTTAGCCGCTGGTGCATTGGGAGCGGCTCTGGCAGCAGGTTTAGCCAGTGCAGGTGTAGCAGCTGGAACGGCAACAGCTATCGGGAGTGCTCTTACTACTTTCGTAACCAATGCTGGTATTGCTATGATTATGCAAGGTGCTATGAACATTCTCTTTGCACCAAGTAATAACACATCAGTGGACGCAGCTACCAATTCCAAATATCTTAATGGTGGGGCTAACAATACGACAGCTGCTGGCACTCGTATCCCTTTTGGCTATGGACTGTTTAAGATAGCTGGTCATTACATCTCGTACAATGTAACTTCTTCAATCTTACGGACAGTGGAGTTAGAACAATGAGTAAAGTAACCGTATATCTTCATGGACAGCTAAGAGACAAGACAGGACAGAACAAGATAGTATTAGACGCAAGCACAGCAGTAGAAGCTCTTAAGATTATAGC